GACACCCTCTACGTGGAAACCTGCAAGTGGATGGCAGGGAAGCTCAACCCCAAGGAGTTCGGGGAGAAGCAGATCCACGAGATCCAGGATGCCCAGCGGCATTTGCCCACGGAGCAGCTTGAGGAGCGCCTGGTCGCGGCCCTGCTGGCGAACCCCGACGCCCTGGCGAAGCTGGCGCCGAAGCTCCAGGAGGTCTTGCCGGCGAACGTGCTGGCGCGGCTGGAAGAGAAAGCCATTGAAGCGCGTCAAGACGACGCCATTCCAGGAGAAAAGGCATGACCACCCTCATCCAGAGTTTCCGCAAGAAACCCGTCACCATCCAGGCCGTGATCTGGACCGGCACCGGCTTCTCCACGTCCAAGGTGCAGGAGTTCATGGACCAGGACGTGCGGGTGCGGGTCAACTCCAAGGATCACAAGCTGGACAAGCTCATGATCCCGACCCTCGAAGGCGAGATGGAGGCCTCGATCGGCGACTACATCATCCGGGGGGTCGAAGGGGAGTTTTACCCCTGCAAGCCTGGCATCTTCCAGAAGAGCTACGAATGCGTGGACCCCCTTCCGGGGCGCGTGGCCATCGCTTGTGACCACGAATACGACCGCTACCTGCCCGGCGTGACCTACAACACGACCGGCACGGGCCCGTCGGAGAAGCTGATCCCCGCCGGTTTCTCGGTCTGCCACAAGTGCGGCCGGATCGAAATGTGTTTCCCCGGCGACAAGATGCCAACGATCTACGAGGAAGGCCGTTTGCTGGAGGTAGTGGAATGACCTGGCTCACGAGCTGGACCTTCTGGATGATCCTCACGCCGTTGCTGGTGGGCTGGGCCCGCCTCTCGATGACGGCCTACCTGGCCCTGGAACCTGAAGCCGAAGACGCGGAACGCCCTGGCTTCATGGAGGTCGTCTTCATCGGCCCCTTCTACCTCATCGCCTTCTTCTTTGTGCGCCTGACCCGGCTCCTGAAGTGAGCGACGATTCGGCGTTCCTGCTTTCTCAGGGCATTGCCGCCCTGGACGAGCTGGTGCGCCGAAAAAACAGCCGGGCCGCCCTGGAATGGGTGCCCTACCCGACCCAGCGGAAGGCCTGCCAGGGCTTCAAGCCCTACGTGGCGCTCTTCGGAGCCAACCAGGCCGGGAAGAGCCTGACGGCCGCGCATCGGATGTGCTGGGATCTCACTGGCATCTATCCTGACTGGTATGAGGGCCCCCGGACCCATCGGGCCCCGCAGTGCTGGGTCGTGGGGGAGACGAACGAGACGACCCGCGACTCCTGCCAGAAGCTCCTCTTTGGCGGCGACTACCTGAAGCCCGGGTACGGCGGCCTGATCCCCCCGGACCTGATCGAAGGCAAGCCCAGCATGAGGCACAACATCCCGGGCGCCTTCGATACGGTGCGCGTCAAGCACATCAGCGGCGGGACCAGCTACGTCACCTTCAAGAGCTACGTCATGGGCCGGGAAGCTCTCCAGGCCTGGACGGGGGATCGCATGTGGGTCGATGAGGAGCCCCCCTTCGACTGCTTCGCCGAGCTCCAAATGCGTCTCGTGGCCCGGAAGGGCTTGATGATTATCGCCTTCACCCCCCTCAAGGGGAAATCCAAGGTCATCGACATGCTGCTGGACGATGACTCCCCGGATGTGGAGGCCTACTTCCTGACGGCCGAGGAGGCGAAGCACCTGGGCGCCGAGCACATCGAGCGCTACACCCGCATGTTCAAGCATGACCCGGCCATGCTCAAGGCCCGGCTCTACGGGATCCCGGACATCGACTCTGGCCTGATCTACAAGGTCCAGCTCTCCGAGCTCTGGATCCCGAGGTTCCAGATTCCCGAGAAGTGGCCCCGCATCGGAGGCCTCGATCTTGGCTGGACCCATCCGACCGCCTTCCTGGTGGCCGCCCTGGACCGGGCCAGCGATACCTTGTTCTGCTATCACGAGTACCGGGAAGCCAAGAAGCCCTACTATGAGCACGCCCGGGCCCTGCGGCCGTTCACGACCAAGGGGATCCGGTTCGGCACCGACCCGAGCGCCGAGCAGCCCGACAAATCCACCGGCAAGAAGCTCATCGCCCAGTACAACGATGAGCTGCAGCCGGAATGGGAGTACATCCCGCCCATGGACCGCCTGCTGTTCTACGCCGACAACTCCATCCAGCCAGGCCTTGAGGACGTGGGCCGCCGCCTGGCCGAAGGCCGGTTGATCTTCATGGATGACATGAAGAAGACCCGTGGCGAGATGGAGAACTACAGCTATACGAAGAAGGGGAAGCTCCCCGAAGAAGACGACGACCTCATGGATGCCCTGCGCTACCTCTGCCGATCGGCCGAAAAAGCCCGTCCCGTGTCGGATTTCCAACAATCCACTTGGCGCGTTCTGGCCTCAGGCCCCGCCACCTGTCTCCCTGGATACTGACATGCTGCTGACCGTCACCCCCGGCAAACCCTCCATCCTTCAGGACGAGCCCCAGCGTCCTCCACTCAACCCCCGCGCAACGGCTGACATGATCCTGGCCGGCCGCGCCCATCGCCTTGCCAGCTTCGTCCTGAACGAGTTCGACCACGACAAGAACCGCAAGACGGAGCGCTGGACGCGCCGCTGGCTCCGGTTCCGCCGCAGCTTTGGCGGGGAGTATGGCCCCGAGTTCAACAAGATCCCCGGGAAGAGTGACGTTTTCGTGCGAACCAGCCGGGAGCGCCACGGCAAGGCCATGGCCAAGATCCTGAAGCTCACCTGTCCCATCGTCGGGGAGCCCTGGGATCTGGCCCCCTCGCCTGAACCGATGATGGTTACGAACGCGGACCCGCGCGAGACGGCCGCGAAGATGAAGACCAAGATCAAGGACCGGCACGTAACCATGGGCTTCAGGAACACCTGGCGCAAGGGCGCCTACTCCCTGGCCCTGTACGGCACGGCCGTCTTCAAGACCTGCACCAAGAACCAGACGAAGCCCCGCTGGCTGAAGGTCAAGGGGGAAACCACCGGGATCATCAACCGGGCCCCGAGCCCCTGGCTGGAAAGCCTGTCAGTTTTCAGCGTCGTTCCCGATGCAAACGCTACCTGCATGGAGGATTGCGGCCATATCACCGTGCGCCACGTCATGAACATCAAGCAGCTCCGGGATCTCGGCAAGCAGGACGGCTTCGATCCGGCCCAGGTGGAGCTCATCATCAATGCCCTGCCTGGCGGGAACTACGTGCAAGAGTTCTGGGAGACAGAAATGGGGGTGCAGTACCCCAAGGATCCCCGCTATGTGGTCCTGGAACGCTATGGCCTCATGGATGAGGAGCGGCAGAAGGATTGGGACCTGACGGAAATCAGCCAGGGCTTCATCGAAAGCTGGACAGTAGACAATTTCTGCATGAAGGTGGCCGTAGACCCCTTCTACGAAGAGACTCTGCCCTTCCTCTTCGTGCCCTACGAGGTCGTGGACGGGTGCCTGTGGGGCCGTGGTCCTGTGGAGCACATGGATGACGTGCAGGCCATGGTCAACGCCATCGTGCGCGGCCTCCACAACAACCTGAAGGCCTCCAGTGAGCCAGAGCGTGAGCTGGACATGACCCAGCTCGGGCCCGACGCACGGCTGGACGGCGATGCCACCGGCAGAACCTGGCAGATCAGGCCCAACGAGCTTTCCCAAGGGCGGCCGGCTGTGCGCCAGTGGCTTGCCCCGAACAACTCCCCCCAGCTCATCCAGGCTCTCAGCGTCTTTGAGCACATGAAGAGCGAATCCACGTCGATCCCGACGATGGAAGAGGACCGGCAGATGGGTTCTGGCGTCCGCACGGACGGGATGCAGAGCGCCATCTTCGAGCAGGCCGACGACTACCTGAAATACTGCGTGATCGGCAACGTGGACGAGTACTTCTTCGAGCCCTGGATCAACTTCGTCTACAACTGGGAGATGGCCTACGGCGCGGACGACTCCGTGAAGGGCGACCTGATTCCCGTCGTGCGTGGCGTGGACGGTGCCGTGCGCCGGGAGCAGATCGCCAAGAACGCCATGAATTTGAAGGCCATGGCCACGGACCCGGAAAACGCCGTCTACATGAACAACCCCGGGATCATGCGAATGACCATCGAGGCCATGGGCCTTGACGGGGAAGAAGCGGTTCTGGACTCCGATGGCGTGGCCGCGAAGATGAAGATGCAGATGAAGCAGAATGCGATGGCCGCTGGGATGAACCGCCAGGCCGAAGAGTCTGCCTCCCATGGGATCCGCGCCGCGATGTCCCGCGCTGATTCCGCGATCGCGCTGGCCAAGAACGTCACAGAGGATAATCCGGCCTGGGGCCCCACTCAGCAGGCCGCTTTCGAGGCCCAGGGCCTTGCGACTCCCGCGCTTTACGCCGGGTGGGCCCTGTGGGCCAAGCGCCTCTCTGAGACGATGAAGACCGCTGGCACCCCCGAGGACCAGGCCATGCTGGACCAGGTGATCGCTGGCTTCGCGGCGAAGTCGCCGAACGACCTGGACCCCGACCTTCGCCCGACGACTCCAGTCCCTTCCGACGCCCTTGCGGGTGGCGAGGCCCTGGACCCTGGCGTGAGCGCCCCTCAAGAACTGTCTGCCGACGCCCTGACTGCGGCCCCTACGGAGTGATCCATGAATCAGATTGATTTACTGGCCGAAAAAGAGCCGGAAACCCAGAAGGTCCACGAATTCAAGATGACGGCATCCCTCTGCGTCCTCGCAAGCACCGAGGATGCCGCCATCAAGGAGGGCCTATCTGACACGATGGTTCGCTTCCTCCTGGAAAGAAAACTTTCCCATGCACTAGATTCAGGAGCTGCTGAAGATGTCCGAATAAGGGACAGATTCCGGGGAAGGATGGCGGAAATAGATGAACTTTTAGGGTTGCTAAGACCCAAGTGAAGGGCTTTTACTACCTTCAAAGCGGTCCCATGATGGCCCGTATTTGGAGGATGTGTGAGCCGAGAAGAGAATCTGAAGCGTCTTGAAGCCCTTGGAGTCGTACGCGGCTCCGATGGAAAGTTCGCGCCCAAAGACGCTGCGACTCCTGTGGTTCCGGCCATAGGTGCCGAGGATGGCGATTATGAAGATCCTTCTTCACTTATTCCCGATACAACTCATCTCAGCGTGTTCGCTGATCCTGCGGTCAAGCCTGTCGTGCCCGTGGGACCTGTCCACGAGGATCCCAATTCCAAGCACGACTGGACGAAGCGCATGGCTGACGCCCAGGAAGCCCAGCGAAAACTGGAAGCGGCCCGGCTGGATCAACGCAAGGATCTGCAGCGCATGGAGCAGATCAAGGCGGAAACCGAAAATCTGTTGAAGCAACTCCAGGAAGCCAAGGCTCCCGTGGCCCCCGTGGCCCCGGCGCCCACCGTGCCGACCGGAGACAAAATCGCGGCTCTCAAGGCCGCATATCCCGAAATGGCCGAGGCCCTTGAAGAGCTGACCCAGGGAATCATCAATTCCACGGTTCAACCTCACATCAAGACCATCGAATCCATGCGGGAAAAGCAGGAAGAGGCTGCGCGTCTGGCGACTGAGAATGCCGTCACCGCGAAGACCAAAGAGATTGGCGCTGCTGTTCTGGTCGTTCACTCGGACGCTTCCGAGCTCTACAGTTCGGACGACTTCCAGAACTACGTCCAGGGTCTACCTCCCGCGTTCAGGTCTTTGGCTATCGACGCCATCTACCAGAACACGGCGGCTTACGCGCCCGAGGACATCATCAGCGTCATCGACGGATTCAAGGCCTCTCGCGTCACCAAGCCCCAGGCGAGGCCGAACGTCGCTCCCAACCTGAGCCCCGCGAATGCGCTTCAAACCGCACCGGGTTCCCCAGCGCAAGGTGCTGTCGTTCAACCCTTCAGCCAGGCAGAACTCCCCCAGTTCCGAGCCTACATGGCCGACGCCAGCTCCCAAGGCGAACGCGATCACTTGATGGCCCGACTGAGGGCAACCCTCCCTCCCTCGCAGTAGGAGTACAAAATGGCTACCACCATTAGCCTGATTGGCCCTCTCGCCGCCCTGACTCCCGTTGTGGACAAGCAGGCCGTCGTGCAGGATCCGATCAACGGCGTCTTCCGGCGCCGCATCAAGTTCGCCGAACTCATGGCGATGCTTCCCGCTCAGATCCCCGGCTGGACCACCTGGGCCGCCGCCGACAAGATCGCCATCATCCCCATCCCCAAGGGCTCCATCGTCCAGAATGTGACGCTCTGCGTCCTCTCCCCCGACGGGAATACGACTTGCACCATCTCCATCGGTGACTCTGGCACCGTCGGGAAGTACTCCGCGACCAGCGACCTCAAGGCTGCGGCCGGAACGGTCGTCAACTTCGCAGTCACGGGCACCTACAACGCCGACGACGCCATCTACGTCGGAACCCTCCTCACCATCGCCAACTGGCCCACCAACGCCGTGATCGAGATTGCCGCTCAGGTAATCACGATGTTCCCCGCGCTGAAGGCCAACTCGCCGCTGTTCTAGGGTAGGAGCCCATCATGGCAATTCTCCGCATTGGCAACAACCTCGTCAACGATTCCGCCTGGGTTCAGGAGGTCTGGGATGGCATGTTCCTGGACCGCTGGTACGCGGAAAGCGTCCTCCCCCGCATCTGCAACACCAAGGTTCTTGAGCCCATCAAGAACTGCGGCCAGGTGCTCAACTTCCGGGTCGAGCCCGAGGCGACCGTCGTGCCTCAGATCAAGGACCAGCCGATCCAGTGGGCTGCGATCCGAGCTGAGAAGCGGCAGATCACCGTGGACTACGCCTACTCGGCCGCGCATCGCGTGGACAAGCAGGATCTCCAGCAGATCAACCTGCCCATCATGGAGCGCATCGCCGCCTCCATCAGCCGGAAGCACTCCGAGAAGGAACACGAGATTTTCTTCTCGACCGTTCCTCTCATGAGCTTCAACCCCCTGAACGTGGTGGATCGCACCGCGACCGCCGCCGTCACGGGCACCCGGAGCTCCGGTCTGGACTACATCATCAACCAGGCCGCGAAGATGCGGACCAACTTCAACCGGCGCCGTGCGCCCAAGAAGGGCCGCTGGATCGCCGTCCCCCCTGAAGTCGAGGAGGCGCTGATTACCTCCGACCAGGTGACCTTCAACGTCTCCGGTCAGCCTTCCAAGGCGATCGAAGAGGGCGAGTGGGGGATCAGGGTCTGCGGCTTCGATATCGTGGTGACCGAGTTTGTCACTGGCGTTGGTTCCCAGGCCAACCCCTTCATCTGCCTCTGCGGCGTGAAGGATGCCATCGGGTTCGGCCGCCAGGTCACCGACATGGAAGCCGATGTGCAGCTCCAGGACTACTACGGCCGGGGCGTCCGGGCGCTGAACTCCTTCGGGTTCGGCCCTGTCTACCCCGACGGTATCGGGATCTGGAAGGTCCGCACCGCTTAACTACTTGTAACCCCCATCCGGGGGCCTGGGAGTGCTCGGGCCCCCGGATTTCCTCCCAGGAGATCCAATGCCCCTCCAGAACGACGGAATGCCCGACATCGGCAACCTGCCCAAGAAAGTCGTCGCTATCCGCAACAAGCAGACCGGAATCGTCATCACGCGCGAACAGTGCATCGACGCGGATTCCTGGGACAACTATGTGCGCCTGGCCTACAACCACCAGGACCAGATGGACATGCTCGACTCTATTCCGGGCGAAGGTGACGAGACGGAGGAAGAAGTCGATACCAAATCCCCCATCAAGAGTGGCAAGACGCCCAAGAAGACGCTGCAGCTCCCCACTCTGAAGGATGGGACTCCCATCACCAAGGCCAGCCTGGAGAAGCTGCACTACAAGACCATGCGAACCCTCGCCGTCTCCTATGACGTGGAAGTGGACGGCAAGACTCCCGCCGCGATCATCGAAGACACCCTCAAGAAGATCGATTCCTTCATGGCGAACGCCGAGGAGTAGACCTTGAATATCCGCGGCTTCCTGTTCGAGATCATGCAGCGCCGTTCCGACCTGTCGGGCCGGGACCGGCTTGGCATGGCCGCGATTCAGGGAGCCGTGCGGAAGGTCTGCAAGGAAACCCTCCTGCTGAAGTCGCTGGTGGCCCTGGCCAGCGCCACGTTCACCCCTGGCCTCAACGGCGAGGCCTTCTACCGCCCCAGCACCACCACCCCCGCCCTGCCGGTGCCCCTGGCGCTGGACCCTGGCGCGGAGCCCGTGGCCTGCGAAGTGGTCCGCTACACCGCGATCTCCATTCCAGGCACGGACAACACGAAGCTCTGGATCAACGAACGGACCAAGGACCAGCTCAAGGGCTACGCCAAGGAGCAGGGCCGCTACACGGGTGCCCCCGCCGCGACGGCACAGAGCACCTTCCAGTGGGCCGACGGGCTCGGGACGCTGCTTCTCTACCCCGCCCTGCCGGTGGCCATGCAGACGATCTACCCGACCATCAACGCCGAAGTGGCCATGTGCCCCACCCATGACAACTTTGAAACCATCGACCTCCCGGCTGAAGCCGAGGACGCCATCATCCAGCTTGCGCTGGCAAAGGCTTACGAGATCGCCGGGACGGGGCAAAACCCCAGCCTGGCCCTTTCCCATGAGGCGAAGGGCTTGACCTTGTGCGCAGGCCTCCGGGCCCTGGACAAGATGGGCACGTCAGGCGACACGAATCGAGGCCACGAGAGCCCCTTCAGCTTCTCTCTGAGGGGGTAGCCGTGGCCAAACTCGCTGCCGTTCGCGCCGATCTCATGAAGATTCTCGGTGATGGCCAGGCCAAGGGGTTCACCCCGGCCAACATGACGGCCGCCATCAACTACGCGGCCACGGAAGCCGCTCGGATCACTGGCGCCACCAAGGCGCGCGTCACGCGGCCCCTGGCGGCCTACGCCAACACGTCCGCGCTTCCGACTCCAGCCATTGCCATCCTCCATGTCGAGCTGGTGCAGCCATGATCGCGCGCGAAGTCCTCTCTCGTGCGGCCTTCCAAGCGGAATCCATCGACCCCACGGCCGACTGGGACCGGAGCCAGTGGCCCGAGGCCGACCACTACCAGGCCTTGAACTGGGCTTGTGAGCAGGCCGCGCGCGCCGGGGGCTTCACGAACTGCGAACAGGATCCCCTCGCCCTTGGCGCTGGGGAAAGCACGGTCTTGATCGCCCCTGTCCCGCTTGCAATCCGAATGGTGATCCTCATGCCCCTCCAGAAAGAGCTCCTCCCCTCCAGCCAGGACATCGAGAACCAGATGGATCCGGGTTGGCGCACCAAGACCGGCATCCCCTTCGTCTGGTTCCTGGAGAGTGGCAACGTCGTCAAGGTCAACCGGAAGGTGCCTGACGCGACCTATTCCCTGGTCCTGGATGTGCTGGAGGCTCCCGCCATTCTGGCCCTAGAGACGGATGACGTGGATCCGCGTCTCCCCGCCCACGTCCAGAATGCCCTGCACTTCGCGGCGGCTGGCTATCTGCTGGCCCAGGCTGGCGACTACCAGGACTTGAAGAAGGCCGAGGCGCTCATGGCTGAGTTCAAACAGATCATCGGAGGCTAGTCATGACCCGCGAAAATGCTCCCATCTCAAACCCTGACTTCCGCGATGGCGCAAGCCTGAACGGGATCCCGCTGGCCACCCGATTCGACCTGGCCGAGATGAAGCGCAACTGGAACCAGGCGCTCCCCGACAAAGTATTTGAACTGACTCTAAATGGTGGCGTTACGCCTGGCGGTGCAGCCGCTGGTGACTCCCTGGATAACCTGGCAACGCGCATCGGCATGAAGCATACCGTTCAGAAATGCTATCCCGCTCAAGTCATGGACGGCGCGACGTTCGATCTGCTGCCTGGCGGATTCACCTTCCCGGGCGGAACGGATAATGCCTTGGGAAACATCATCCAGGCCGACCTGGAAGCCCCCCTCCTTATGAGGGCATGGGGGCAAGCGCTTGCGAATGAATACGCATTTTCATTTTTCAACATTTGCGCATTGGAATTCCGATGGGACTGGACCGTCACGGCCAACCGGAACCTGTCGATGTCTTGCAGCTGGAAATATTGGAACAATGTTAATGCTGATACATTTTTCCAAGGCACAACCTCACTCACGACTCTGCGGAAGACGCTGTGGGTAGAGAATAGGTACGACACGGCCGTAAGCCCATCTGAGAGTGGGACATTCTCCTCGGCAACGCTGTCTTCTGATATGCGCCTGTCCAAACTCTCAATGGTTGGGGATTGGTCTGTATGGACCCAGGCAGGTGGGGCGTCTAAATACGTTCTTCACGACCACTCGCAAGAATGGTTCAGCAACTACGGTTTCCCGGTTGACTACCTCGTGTTGGCTGCGAGGTAGTCATGAAGACGCTGCGCTGGAATTTCCAGGACGGGATGCGCATGGTCGGGACCCCCGAAGTGGGGGAAGCTCGGTTCATCCATGACGCGATCCTTGAGCGCGGTGTGCTGCGCCCCATCGCTCTTCCTGACCATGGCGAAAGCGAGATCGTGGATGCCTGGCTCCCGCGTGAGCTCTGGCGCCATAACGGCCGCTCTCTCGTCTCGGCCAGCCGCAGGAACTACGCGGCCTTCCAGAACGGCCTCATTGAAACCATCGCCTTTTCCGAGGAGGGGGCCCACCCCCAGAAGATCGTCGGCCCCTGGACCTATGCCCTTGGGCTTCCCCGGCCGCTCTTGGCGCCCAGTGCCGCGTCCAAGGTGGACAGCCAAGCGTCCTTCCCGCATTTCAGTGAGCTGGAACCTGGCTACTACAGCAAGGGCGAGGTCTTCTACTACCGCCTGACCCCTGTCTCTCGCTACGGGAAGCTGGCGCCTGGCCCTTCGGTCGCGTACACAGTCCAAAGCCTTTCGGCCAATATTCGAATCTCTGTGTCTCGCACGCTGAGCCAGCAGATGATGATGGGTTACATCGTGGCCCGTGGCGATTCTGCGGGGAACGAGTATCAGATCGGCGAGATCCCCGATGCCAGCGGCAACTGGTATCTGGACGACATCGGCCTTGAGCAGACCTCCACCAAGGCCTCCGACTTCGTACTCACGACCACGACCAGTCCCTACCTCTATACATTCCTGTACGACGATGGGGCCCGGACCTTCGAGGGGCCGCCCTCCCCCGTTTCTGGTGACATCGACCTAAGCAAGACCAACGCCATCATCTTCGACATCTTCGCCGATGGGTATTGGGACCAGCCTGGGCGCCGCACCTGCACGGTGGACATCCAGAAGATTTACGGCCCGGTATCAAAGCCGAACCAGGTGGCCACGGAAGTCCTCGGCAGTGAGGACGCCTCACGGCCCGAGCTTGACGTGGTGCTCACGAACACCAACACCGACTTCTACTCCGACATGGGCATGGGTCTCTACGATGCCACGTTCGCCTTCATTGGCCTGGGCCAAGTCAAAGCCGTACGCGATGTGAAGTCCGACGGCACTCTTGCGGCCGTGAGGACCGATCTGATTTGCTTCGCCGACCAGTCTTCCCGCCCCCTGGCGGCACGAACGAAGAGTGTCTGGCACGGCAACGTGACCCTCTTCACCTGGATTTCCAGCTTCGGGACCATCCAGATCAAGGCCGAGGAGAACAGCATTGGCGTTGGGGAAAAGGTGCTCTGTTACACCGAGGACGCCGAAGGCCTCATCACGAACCGTTGCACTATGAAGTCCTACCGGCGCTTCGCTACGCCCACCCTGGTCTACCTGCTAGGGGAGCCATCCTGGGAGTGGACTACGGGAATCAAGTGGGCCAGGGATTACGTCCACGTCGAAACGGTCGATTCCTCGCAGTACGGTGAACTGTCCGATGGGACCATGGTGCGCTTCCGGCTCCTTGGGGAAGAGAGGGATCGCGTCGGGACCGTCCACTTGGGCCCCAGCGGCTTCGCCTTGGAGATGGACACGACCGGGCTGGAGAAACTCGAGATTGGCCCCCTGACCCTGGTGTTCAGCTTCTACCCCAACAACTACGGCATCATCGGCCGGGCCATCTACCGCACGGCTGACACAGGCGAGTTCCTGCGAGTGGACACCATCCCGCTCGTTCAGGACACCTTCTACGACCTGGTTTCCACGGACGCGCTGGGAGACGCTCTCGGCTCTCACCAAATGGTTGCCGGCGCCGTCATCCAGGACACCCCACCCCCGCTCAACCTGAGAGGCCTGGTGGCCCATGAGAACGTCTTGGCCGGGCTCTCGGATGACACGGTTTGCTGGACTCGGGCCGGGTTCTATGACGCCTGGCCGGAAGCCTGCCGGGCAAAGGTCGCCGATACCCTCATGGCCCTGGCTTCCTACAAGGGGAGCCTGGCCGTCTTCGGGAAACGCTCGATCTGGAACATTGTCGGCTCCGATCCCCTGACCTACCAACTCGTCAAGAGCGGTGCCGAGGATGGCTGCGTGGCACCGCGCTCTGTGGTCATCACGCCCTTCGGCGTCGTGTTCCTAGGCAACCGGGGCATCACGATCTTCGACGGCTTCAGGACGGTCTGTGTCGGTGAGGACCGGATCAAGCCCTGGCAACTCTTCCCGAAGCGCCAAATGACGGCTGACAACACTGTGAGCGCCGGGACCGTCCTGGCTCCTGGGCATGCCCTGGATACCGCTCTGGGCTCCATTGTCCCCTGGGTTGCCGGGCTCGAATCCGCGGCCATGGGTGAAATGTTCGGCCAGCAGAAGCTCTTCGGGATGACTCCCCAGGAGGACGGCTACCTGGCACCCTTGGCGCAGGCCTTCTACCACCGGGGGAGCTACTACCTCTACATCCCGAGCGACTTGGCGGTTGAGGGTCAGGGCATGTGGCGCGTCGATCTGGCGACCGAGGGCGGCCCCTTCACCCATCTTGGGGCCCAGCCGGTAGCGGCGGCTGTGGATGGCGATGAGCTCTACCTCATGATGCGGGGTGGCGCATGAAGGGCGTCCAGGACTTCTCGCAGGAGGGCGTCAATCTCGCCCTGCGGGAGCTCTGGCAGCAGGTCCGGGCCCTCCAGACCGACACGAAGACCGCGACGACCCAGCTCCAGCAGCTCCACAAGACCCTTGGTTTTGGCGCCGGGGGGAGGCAGGTTCTCTCCATGGACAACCTGGCGGCCGCCATCGAGCACCACCGGCAGGAAGCCGCTGCCGCCGCCGCCGATGCCGCCGCCCTGGCCAACCAGGCTCTTGCGGCTATCATCACCATCGCCAACGACAACATCATTTCCGCGATCGAGAAGCAGACCGTCATCGACACGGTGGCCGACATCCTAGACGGCCAGGCCGCGCTGGTCCTTCAGGCCACGATCTACGGCATCAAGGCCGAAAAGACGGCCTATACCCTGGCGATCACGAATCTCACCACCTTCCTCGCCGGGCTCACCCCCGCCTGGGATGATGTGAATGTGGATACCCCCCTGGGCACCACCGGGGGCCTCTTCCTCACGCGCTACCTGTCGGAAGTGAGCAGGACCAGGGATGCCCTGCGCATGCGGATCGAGACGGGGATCGCCGTGGCCTCAACCGCCACGATTGACCGCCTGGCCATGTCCTTCGGCCCCTCAAGTCTCATCCTGCGCTGGGATCCCGTGGACATCCTGGGGATCACCTACGAAGTGCGCGTGGGGCCCGGCTTTGACACCGGGCAGATCGTGGGCCGTCCAGTCAATGCGCTCTTTGATGTCAGCTCCGACGGCACCTACTGGGTTGCCTCCCGGTTCGGCGATACCTATGGCGTCCCGAGTAGCATCATCGTGACCGGGGCCGCCAACCTGCAGCGCAACGTCCTGGCAACTTGCGACGAGAAGGCGACCGCCTGGCCAGGAACGCGCGGCACGGGGATCATCGTCAATGGCGAAGGCAGCCTGACGCTGAACGCAGGCCTGGCCGCTTCAGGCCGGTATGAGAGCACGAACGTTGTGGACATCGGCCGCGCCCAGCTCTGCGGCGTCTATGTGAGCCAGGCGCTGGCCGCTGGATCCTTGACGGACACCATCGACACCTGGCCATCCATCGATGCAAGAACCTCGTTTGATGGCAAGTACGGCTCCTACTGCCGTGTCGAAATCGAGATTGCCCTGGCGCAAGACGATGGCGTATTTGGTCCATGGCTTCCCTATGTGCCCGGGAACTATCTCTTCCGCAAGTGCAAGCTGTCCATCGTTCTGACCTCCTTGGACGCCAGTTCAATCCCCTACGTTATGGAGTTCGCGTCGGTTGTTGACGTGCCTGACCGGACGGATTCCGCCTCTGGGATCGCCTGTCCCTCTGGTGGGCTCACAATCACCTACGCCAAGACTTTCCAGATCACCCCGGCCACGAACATCAGCATTTCAGGCGCCGCGCGGGGCGACTACTACGTGCTCACGGGCGAAACCTCCAGCGGCTTCACCGTGCGGTGCTACGACTCCACCGGGACCGCCGTGGCCCGGACCATCAGCCGTTTTTCCAAGGGATACTGACCATGAGCCGATTCTTCCCTGATCTCCCCGAATCCGATGGCCATACCTTCCGGCTTGCGCTGAACGCGATCCTCCAGGCCATCCGGTCCATGTTCTCGGGCGCTGGCCGTGCTTCCAACCCGGTCGTGGGCCAGATCAACCACGACACGAGCACGGATCTCCTGGAGTTCTTCGGCGCCAGTTCGGTCTGGCAGACCCTCCTGAGCTATGCGAACGCCGTCAAGCTGGCGCCTTGGGCCTTCACGTCCACCGGCACGGCTCCCAGCCTGGTCCTGACGCCCTCCCCCGCCCTTGCGGCCTACGGCTCTGGGGCTGGCTACCTGGTCAAGTTCCATGTGGGATCGGCGACCACCCTGAATATCAGCGGCCTCGGGGCCCGGAACCTGAAGCAGTACAACGCGGCCGGCGCCAAGATCGCGGCCGTGACCGTAGCGGGGATGCGGTCCCTGGTGATTGACGACGGAACCGACCTGGTGCTCCTGACGCCCCTGACTCCCGCCCTGCCTTCCCTCGTGAACACCTTCAACACCCGGGCTGGGGCGGTAGTCCTCACGGCCGCCGATGTGACCGGGGTAGGCGGGGCCCTGGCTGCGAACATCATCACGAGCTTCAATACCCGGATCGGGGCGGTCACGCTCTCCTCTGCTGACATCTCTGGCGCAGGCGGGGCCATGGCGGATAACGTCGTCAACTCCCTCAATGGCCGCAAGGGCATCCTCACCCTGACCTCTGCCGATGTGACCGGCGCTCTCACCTTCACGCCCCTGGACGCCTCCGCTGGCCTCTCTTCGACGGCTGCTGATATCAAAATCAACGGCACTCAGGCGGCCGGATCCAGCACCAAAGCGTCCAAGGCTGACCATGTGCATCCCGTGGATACCTCCCGGGCGGCCGTAGCCCAGGTCTTCTTCATCGGCAGGACCTCGGTTGCCATCAATAGGGCTTCCGCTGCGCTGGTCCTCACCGGCATCACGTCCATTGACGGCCTGGCGGCGACCGCGACGATCCTAGCCACGGCCAGGGCCATCAATGGCGTCAACTTCAACGGTTCTGCCCCGATCACAGTGCCCTTGAATACCGCCGATGACACGGCCACGAACGCCACGATGTACCCGGTCTTCACAACGGGGGTCGGGAATATCGCGGCCAAGATCGCCACCACGAAGTACACCTTCAACCCGTCCACAGGGGCCCTTGGCGCTACTTCCTTTAACGGCATCACGGGCCTCGCCACGGCAGACCCGGTCGTTGAGGGAACGGCGGCCGTCGGGGTATCGACCAAGGCGGCGAGGGAAGACCATGTGCATCCTGCGGTTGCCAGCCAAGACACCCTCTGGCACGGATCATGCCAGATGACGCTCTCTGCTGGGAACCTCCTGCTCCTGCCTTACGGCGGGAATGGCCTGTCTATCGGCGGAACGCTGTATGCCATCCCCGAGGATGGAGTCACCCTCGCGCCGACGGGTCTTACCCCGGCCACGGTGTATTACATCTACGCCTACATGAACGGCGAGATTATGACCCTGGAGCCGTCAACCACGGGCTATGCGGCCAATGGCAGCGGCATTAAGACCAAGGTGGGCGACGAGACGCGAACGCTTGTTGGACAAGCGTTCCCGATTACCGGCCCGGCTTTCTATGTGGCCAAAAATTATATGTATGTGCGGTCCTGGTTTAATCGGTCGGACTACGAGACATCGCCACGCTCACTCCAAGCGGCGGATCTTTATTTCGGGGCTAGCAGCGTTAGCTACTATGATACGGGGGAAACATCACGAGTAGCGTGGCTTAGCTGGCGCGACGAGAGCACGAGTTTCATCAATCTCGTATGTGCTAAATCGAGTGGCACAGGTTATATTAGGATAAACCTAAATGGCGCTATTATCGGGAGCTCTACTGTCGCTTCGTCTAGCTATCGCTATTACATCAATGGAACATCCCAGATAGTAACTGCCTACGTCTCCAACCCTGCGACAGACGTTATTCCATACCTCGCCCGTCACTACAGTATTTTGCCAGAAGGCCGCCACCAGACAGCCGTAACAAGGTCTTGCGTATCGGGCAGCATGACCTTGAGCCAGGACGAGGCTGCTGAGTTTGGGAACACCAACATCTTTTTAACGAAGCAGAATTAGATAAACCCTAAAGAAAGGAACCTAAAATGATGGCTTATTCAAATAACGGTCAATCCATGAGGACGATCAATCCCGGCACCGAAGACGCCGACGAGATCGTGTTCGATCACATCGCAAGCGAGGCAGAACTACGTGCAGTCTTCCCTGGCCGTATGCTGGCCATCGCCGAGGAAGGCAACGGGCGTACGCTACAGCTACTCATGGCCACGCTAGAGGCCCACTATGACGCCACGGCACAGACCCGCCGATACGACAACCGCCTGACCTGCGCCCTCCGGGCCGGATTCGCGGGGCCGTTCCAGGCCGAGGGCACTGCCTTCGCGGTCTGGATGGATACCTGCAACGCCCGGGGGTATCAGATCATGGCCGACTGCCTGGCGGGACGCCGGGCTATCCCTACCCCCGAAGGCCTTGTGGCCGAGATGCCGGTAATGGTTTGGCCATAAAAAATCCCCCTGGCCCAGAGAAGGCGAGGGGGAGGAAGGAACAAAGAGCACGCTTCTCACCCGCGAGGTCGAAGAGCCAGGGGCGTCGGGTTCCCTGAATTACGCAATCCCCCGATCTCAGTCGTGCCGCGCGGATCGGTGCGCTTGGAGTGCCTGGGGCCCGTCTCCGTTCGGGCTTTCGTCCTCCAAGCCCGTCTCAAGCTGACGGGGTGTTGTCATGGTGGACACGAGTGCCGATCCCAGGGTTGAACCCGAGGCCGCTGGATTACCCGGATGAGGCTAAGGAAAGGAGGAGCCCTGCCCCAACGGAGAGGCCAGC